CCTGATTTAAGGATCGGGCGGCACCTGCCTTTCCCGTTGCTGTTAAGGTATTTGCCGAGGAATCAAATGACAATCCACCTGAAGCACCGGACACCCCGAATTTGCTATCCCAATTTGTCGGGAGATTATTAAGACCCGAAGCATTTGACCTTTGCTGAAAAGTCATATCCCAACCCGAGAAATCATTTCCTCCAACGTCTCTCTTTGCCGTAGCAGTTGCGAGACCAAAGGTTTCAGGATTGGGAACACCTCTATTTAGGGCAGGTGCTAGAAAGTCTCTTGCTGCCGAATCAATTGTTGCCTCACGAGCTCCTTCTATATCAAAATCAACATAATGAACAGCAGAAGTTGTTGTGTCTTTATTTGCGTCGGTTAATTCCACGCCGAAATATTCATACCAAATAGTCGCAGGGTTTAAAGTGATTGATCCTTCTTTATTTACCTTTAGACTTTGCACGGCAATCTCTGAATCAGGAGCAATTCTTAAAGGTTGCTCAAGGTGATTGTGGAAAGAGAAAGGTGCTTGGAATTCACTAGATCGGACTCCGGAACTTGGGATTTCATTAGAACAGATAATCAAAGACATTTTATTTATAATTTATATTATATTTTTATTTTATAATATATAATTATAAATAAACAATGGTTCGCAAATCTCTTCATAATTCTGTATTAACTGAGGAAGAGGCAAGGGTTGGTCAAGAGTGGGTTAAGGATATCCATGCAAAGCAAATTAAGAAAGGTCTTCGTCCTGCTGACGACGTACCGGACAAGGAAGAAGAAATTGTGGAAAAGGTTAAAGAAGTAATTAAAGAAGTTGAGGAAAAAAAGGAAGAAGTAAGTGAAAAAACACCTGCGAAATAATTTATATATTTAAATAATATAAAGTATGCCTAAAAAAAAAAAAACTAAACCGAAACCTTTGCCTTCCAATATGGAAGAAGACATTCTTAAGAATAAAGAGAATCGTAAAAAAATAAAAGTTAAAATATTTGAGAAACCTCCACCTCCTCCGCCGCAAGCTCGTAAAAAGTCAGGTTATTAATTATTCGTCCTCAAACTTCATTTGCATTTCCTCCACCTTATTTTCGTCAATTTGTAAATTGATCCAACATGCCTCACGCTTCCCTGTGCTTTCCATTTTTCTTTTACCTTTAATTGATCCCTTTGGAGTTAAATAATTTTTATATTTTTGAGCAGATAAGTTAATATGTGCTTTCCTTAATAACACATTCATTTGAGCAATGGAAACATAATCCTTTGCGTCTTCTTCCCAATTCTTATCTCCGGGAAATCTGAATAGTGATAAGAATTTATCTTCTTCTTTTTCTTCTTCTTGGAATTCATTC